ACAGATGAGGGTACACTTTATCCTTTAGGTGGGATAAGAATTGTGGTAAGGGTTTTATATGAGTTTACTAGAGGTACAGCATAATGGCTAAAAGAATAAAAATTTACAAAGATGGAGATAATATTGAAATCTGGGATAGTGAACTAGACAAGTTTCTTTCATTAGGATATACACTTAGTGAAGAAAAAAAATCTACCAAAAAAAAGAAAATTGAGGTAGAAGAACACGATAAGGAGATAGATAATAATGGCAACTAAAGTAGGAACAAGTGGAGTTGTTAAAATTGGTAGTACTGCTGTTGGTGAAGTAACAGGATTTACTATTGATGAAACAAACGATACAGTTGAAGATACTCAGCTAACAGATAGCAAAAAATCATATTTAGTTTTAAGAGGTGACGCAACTGCAACAGTTGAATGTCATTTTGATGAAACTGATAGTGGTCAAGAAGCATTAGATGTTGGTACACAAGCAACTTTGGAATTATATCCAGAAGGTGCAGATAGTGGTGACAAATATTATTCTGGTAGTGGAATTGTTACAAGTGCCTCAATAGGTGTAACAATGGACGGAGTAATCTCAAGAACTTTTAACTTCCAGATTTCTGGCGGTATATCACACTTAACTGTATAAAATAAATTTATATGGATAAAAAAGATTACCTTAGAGGTGCTAAGGATCATTTCAAAGCACAAGAAACAAGGATAATTGAAGTTCCAGAATGGAATTTGATGGGTGATGATGCAATCTATGTAAAACCTTTTACATTGATTGAAAAAGCAGAGATATTTAAAGGATCAAACGATAATGATCTAACTGTCCTCATTGATGTTATTGTAAAAAAAGCATTAACAAAAGATGGTGATAGAATGTTTGACTTAGCTTCAAAAGTTGAGATGAAAAAATTTGTTGATCCAGATATCATAGGTGTTGTTTCTAGTAAAATACTTGGAACATATAGCGATAGCACAGACTTAAAAAAAAAATAGAAAACGACCAAGACGCTAGATTTATCTATTTCTTAGCTGAACAATTACACAAAACTGTTGGTGAGATTATGAACATACCTGTTGAAGAATACAATGGGTGGGTTCAATATTACACAATCAAATCAGAAGAACAGCAAAAAGAATTGAATAAAGCAAAAATGCAAGGTAAAAGAAGATAATGTCCACAAAAAAATTGAATATTGATATTCTTGCAAGAGATAAATCAAAACAAGCATTATCTGGTGTAAGAAAAAATTTACAAAATGTAAAAAATTCAGTTTTTAGTTTAAAAGGTGCATTAGTTGGACTTGGTGCAGGTGCAGTAATTAAAGGCTTTGTTGATGTAGGAAAAGAAGTTGAGAGCCTCAATATTAGATTTAAGTTTCTTTTTGGATCAGCAGAAGAAGGTGCAAAAGCATTTGATAATCTATCTAAATTTGCAGGAACAGTTCCCTTTTCACTAGAAGAAATATCAAGGGCATCTGGTAATCTAGCAGTTGTTTCTAAAGATGCAGAAGATCTAAATAGAGTTTTAGAGATAACAGGTAATGTAGCCGCTGTTACAGGATTAGATTTTGAAACAACTTCATCACAAATCCAAAGAGCATTTGCAGGTGGTATTGGTGCGGCAGACCTTTTCAGAGAAAGAGGTGTTAGAGCATTATTAGGATTTCAAGCAGGTGCAAAAGTAACAGCAGAAGAAACAGTTGCAAGATTTGAAGAACTATTTAGTGGTAATGGAAGATTTGCAAGTGCAACAGATGATTTAGCCACAACATTAGAGGGAACTATCTCAATGATTGGAGATAAGTTCTTTAATTTTCAAAAAGATGTAGCAGAAGGATTTTTTGAGGAACTCAAAGGTGAGTTCGGTGATTTAAACGAATTTTTAGCGGCTAACGAAAAACAAATTGAAGATATTGCTACATCAATTGGACAGAATTTTGCAGGTGCTATTCAGAAAACTTCAGAAACAATTAAAGGAGTTGCACCTAGTGTTAAGTTTGTTGCAAATGCATTAGGAACAACTATAGAAGGCTTTAAAAGTTTGCCTACATTCGTTCAATCATCTGGATTAATTGCGGCTTTATTATTTGGTAAAAAAGGTGCTTTAGCCTTTGCAGGTGTTTCATTTTTAGTTGGTCAAATACAAAACTTAATTGAATCTACAAGAGAATTAGCAACAACAGAAAGTTTATTAGATGCATTGGGTGAGGGAGAAATAGATGCTTTTACTTTATCTCTAGAAGAAATTGATGATCTATTAAAGCATATTGGAAATACAGATATTCACCCTACTTTAGATTTAGGATCTAGAGAGGGTGCTTTAGAATTATTTACAATTTTAACCAAAGTTCGATCTCAATTATTAAATACTAATAACACCATTGAGCATAGCACAAAACTTGGTCTTGAAATGTCTCAAGCATTTAATTCAATATCAAAAGAAGCAAAAAATTCAAATGAAGAATTGAAAGAAATGACAAAAGATATGAACAGAGCAGTTCTTCATGGAACAGAATTAGGTGAAGAAATGCAAAATGCTCTTGAAGGATTAGGTAATAACACACAAAAAGAAGTGCAAATAGCTTTATCTAGTTTTGAAAAATTTAAAAAAGGATTTAAAGATGCTATGAATGAAAATACATTTGATGGTTTTCAGAAAGCAGGAGAAGTTGCATTTACGAGTTTAACAAAAAGTTTAACTGATTTTGTAATGACAGGAAAACTTGATATGAAAAGTTTTGGTGAAGCTGTTAAGAGAGCATTAGTAGAGGCATTAATAGGTCAAGCAGTTCAGTTTGCTTTAGATAAATCTTTAGCTTTATTTAAAATGAGAGCAATAAAAGAGGCTTTAACAAATGTGTATTTAGGTGCATTGGCTACCTTTAAAGCTATACCATTTCCATTTAATATAGCCGCTGTAGGTTTAGCTATAAAATTTGGTATGGGTTTAGTGAATAAAATAAAAGGATTTGAAAGTGGTGGGAGACCACCTGTAAACAGACCTTCGATTGTGGGAGAAAGAGGTGCAGAATTATTTGTACCAGATCAAGCAGGTACAATAGTTCCAAACAATCAATTAGGTGGTTCTGTAACAAATGTAAGTTTTACAATCAATGCAGTTGATACTAGAGGTTTTAGATCCTTGTTAAGAAATGAAAGAGGCACTATAGTTAATTTAATAAACGAAGCAGTAACAGATAAAGGGAGACCTGCGGTGATATAATGAGTGGATCTTTACCATTAACAAACTTTTCAGCTATAAATTTTAAAAGCAATCAAAAGACATTAGTATCTGTAGCAGAAGATGGAACACAGTTTACAAGACAAGTAGATGGGCAAAGGTTTTCTTTTTCATTATCATATCCATTAATAAAACAATCAGAGTTCAAACCTATGATGGCTTTTATAATGAGTCAAAGATCAAGGAAAGAAACATTTACTGTTACACTTCCTGCAAATTTTAATTCATCTGGAACTGCAAGTGGAACACCACATGGCACAGCTTCAGCAGGTGCAACTTCAATTACATTAGGTGGTGGTGCATCTGGATCATTCAAAGCAGGAGATATAATTAAGTTTGCAAATCATACAAAGGTTTACATGATTGTTTCAGATCATGCAGATATATCTACAGGCACAATTACAATAGAGCCACCATTGAAATCAGCAATATCTTCTCAGAATATTACATACGATAGTGTTCCTATTACAGTCAGATTAGTTTCTGATTTACAAGAGTTTAAAACCAATTCTATTACTAATACAGGAGAACTATTATTTACATATGAGATTGATGTTTCAGAGGCTTTTTAATGTCCAGAGGATTAACAAGTGCTGTTACAACTGAACTTGCAACAAAGAATATAAATGCAATTCATTTAGTAAATATTTCTTTAGCAGGGAATAATTTAGCTTTCACAGAAAATAGTTTTCCATTAACTTCAAGTGTATCTGGATCATCTTCAACATATTTATCTTCTGGTGTATTATTAGACGCATCAAATGTTACAGAGAGTCAAGGTGTAAATGTTTCAAGATTTAGTCTTACCTTAACAGGAGTAGATCAAACATATATAGCTTTAGCTTTGCAAAACAATATTATACATGATGAAGTAAAAATATTTAGAGCCTTTTTAAATTCTTCTAATTCTATTATTGCAGATCCATTTCTATTGTATCATGGTTTTATTAACTCATTTCAAATTGTAGATAATAATAATACTGCAACAATTAAATTTGATTTAGAGAGTTACTTTGCAAATGCAGGACAAGTAAATGGAAGAATAACCAATGACTCAACACAGCAGAGGTTTTTTGCTAATGATAAAGGGTTTGAATATTCAGATCAAATAATAAAAGATTTAAAATGGGGTAATCAATCATAATGGCTAAATATAAATTCTTTCAAGCAGGGGAAAAAGAACTAGATCAATTATATGAATTAGGCAAACAATTTAGACAAGAGTTCCGTAAAATATTTCCACAAGTAGATGAAGATAAAGCATATAAAATTTTAGATTTATTATTTACTAAAGGTAAAATCATTTGTTGTTGTATTGAAGGACAAGATGAGATTGTTGGTAGCATTGGTTTTTTTAAATCACAGTATTGGTGGGCAGAAAGATATATGTACAATGTCCAATGGTTTTATGTGAAACCAGAACATAGAAATATATTAGTATTTAGAAATCTTTTAGATGGTGTAAAAAAGATTGCAAAAGATGGTGACATATTTTTACAAATCATAACTGAAATGAAACTTGATCCGTTATTTAAAAAATTTGGTTTTACAGAGATGGGTAAGAATTGGATATATAAATGTGTAACCCTGTAGAAGAAATCATTGATGTTGTTGAGGATATTGTAGATGTTGTTGTAGATGTTGTTGATGCAATAGTAGATGTAGTTGAAGATGTTATATCATGGCTCATACCTATACCAGAAATACCAGATTTTGATGATGGTGGTTTCAACGATCCTAATCAAAACAATGATGGAATATTAGTTAATAAACAATCAAGTTCAGCAGGATTGCCAATAATTTACGGATTTAGAAGGACAGGGGGAACGATAGTATTTCTTGAACTTGATAGTACAAATAAATTTCTGTTCTTAGTTTTGGCTTTATGTGAAGGACAAGTAAATAGTGGAAACAAGGTTTTTCTTGATGATGAACAAATAACAGACTTAAATACTTCTGACTCATCTGGTGCAACTTCACCAACTTCACTTTCAGATCAACAAATATATTATGGTAAGTTTGCAGACATTCAAAACGCAGACGGATCTACAACAAACCAATCTCATGTTGCTTTACAATTTTTTGATGGTGATGACGATCAAGTTTCAAGTAGTTTAATTACATCTACTAACGGATATGACAGAAGTTCTTGGACATCAAACCATAGACTTAGAGGAGTTTCATATATTGCTATGAGATTACGATTTAATCCAGATGTCTTTTCAAGAATACCTACAGTTACAGTTTTGATGCAAGGCAGAAAAATATCAACTTTTGATGGATCATCAAATGAAAGCACAGGACAATATTCAACTAACCCTGCATTTATTCTTTTAGATTATTTAAAAAATACAAGATTTGGTAAAGGAGTTCCAATAGCAAATATTGATATACCAAGTTTTTATACAGCTTCACAAGTTGTTGATACTAATATTACACCTACAGGAAGTAATGTTACAAACCCCATAGATGGTTCTACAGCAACACAAATAAATCTTTTAGATACAAATATTCACATAGATAGCAGAAACAAAGTATTAAATAACATCAGAGCCATGCTTTTAAATATGAGAGGTTTTCTTAGTTACTCTAGCGGTAAGTATAAATTAATAATAGAAACCACAGGATCAAGTGTAATGACACTTACTGAAAGTGATATTATTGGTGGCATAAATATACAAAGTGAAGATAAAACAAATAAATACAATAGAGTGTTAATAGACTTTCCAGACATAGATCATAATTTTAGAACTAATACAGCTTCTTTTCCACCAAATGATGATAGTTCTTTAGCAACAGCAGATCAACATGCCACCATGAAAACAGCAGATGGCGGTGAATTATTAGAGGGTAGGTTTTCTTTAGGGGGTATTACATCTTTTCATCAAGCACAAGAACATGCAGAGATAATTTTAAGAAGATCAAGAAATTCTTTAAGAGTTTCTTTGAAAGCTAGTGGAGAGGCTATGAATTTGATTGTAGGTGATATTGTTTCAATAACTCATTCTACACCTTCTTTCTCAGCAAAACCATTTAGGGTATCTGGTGTTACTTTGAACAAAGATCATACTGTAAATCTAAACCTTACAGAGCATCAAGATAATTTTTATACCTTTGCTACTCAATCAGCAGTTCCAACGATACCAGATACAAATCTTGGAAACCCTTTATCTATATCACCACCACAAGCAATCACATTAACAGACGAATTAGTAGAGTATGCAGATGGAGTTGTTATTACTAAATTAAATATAACTGTGACTGCTTCGACAGACAATTTTGTAAGAGAATATCAAGTAGAGGCAAAAAAATCTGATGAAACAAATTTTAAAATAGTAGGGAGAGGTATTCAAACTGAATATGAATTGTTAAATGTTATTGATGGTCAAACCTATAATGTTAGAGCCAGAGCAATCAATACATTGGGTATTGCATCTACATATACTTCAGCTTCAAGAATTATTGTGGGTGGAGTTGCACCACCTTCAAATATTGAAGATTTTGCAGTTGAATTACATGGTCAAGACCATCTCAAATTGACTTGGACACCACCAAGTGCAAACACAGATTTAGACATTTCTTTTTATGATATAAGATTTCAAGATGTTACTTCTGGTGCTGATTGGTTAAATTCAACAAATTTAGTTAGATGTGTAAGAAGAAAATGCGATCATGCTATAGTTCCTGCAAGGGTAGGATCATATTTAATACGAGCCATAGATAAAAATGGTAACTCTTCTTTAGAACCAACCATAGTAACAACAAATATATCTGGAATACAAGCATACCAAGAAATTTCACAATTTACTGAAACACCTAATATTTTAACAGCACAAGATCAGATGGACACTTCTTTACCTTTAGCAGTAAAAGTAGATGCTTCTGGTGATACAGTTTTAACATTAGATACTGTAACAAACTTTGATGATACCGCAGGAAACTTTGATAGTGTTGAGGGAGATTTTGAATTAGGTGGAACTGATACAACATCAAATCCAAACAACTTTAATACAAACAGAGATGCAAAAGGGTTCTATAATTTTGTTAATAGCTTGTCTTTGACTAATATATTTGATGGTAATATCGAGCCTACAATTACATTAGATGCAGAAAACCCTTATGATAAATTTGATAGTGGTAGGGGATCATTATTATTTGATGAAGCAAAAGCACCTTTTGATGGTAATGAGCAACTAACAGCTTTCCATAGAATACAGATAGCTACGTCTACAACATCTTTAGCAGATTGCACAACTTTTGTTGATATTACACAATCAGCTACATTTAAATTCAAATTTGCAAAATTTAGATTAAAACTTACAAATGATGATGCCCAAACATCAAGTAATGTCAAAACAATCACCATAAAACTTAATATGGAAGAAAGAATATTTTCAGAAAATGATTTGGCTACATCATCTGGAACAAGAGCAGTCACATATACAAATCCATTCCATTCCACCCCTGCTGTCGGTATAGCAACTCAGAATATGCAAACAGGAGATTTTTATACCTTAACAAGTAAGTCAAGATCTGGATTTACTATAAACTTTTTCAATTCAGCAGGTGCAAATGTAGATAGAACTTTTGATTACATGGCAAAAGGTTTTGGTTTGCAATCATCTTAAAAAAAAGGTAGTAATTAATTAAATGAGTCAAGTATCAGATGTAAGTTTAGCAAATCAAGGATTTTCAGCTTTTAGAACTGAATTAAACAATATTTTAGGTGCTTTAAACACAGCACATATTGGAAGTTCAGCACCCTCATCAGTAGCACAAGGCACGATTTGGGTGGATAGTGGAACAAGTGGTTTTCTTAAAATAAAAATCAATGACGGATCTGATAACATTGAATTATTTAGTATTAATATAACAAGCAACGCAATAACAAGTACAGCATCTGTGACAGGTACGATTTCAGAAACTGATCCTAATGCTTTACCATTAGCGATTGCGTTAGGGTAAAAGATGGCAAATACATTCAAAGTAAAAACAAATGGTGCTATGCCAAGTTCAGCAGGAACACCGCTTACTTTATACACAGTACCATCATCAACAACTACAGTTGTTATTGGTCTTGTACTTTGTAATATTCATACAACAGGAGTGACAGCTAGTGTTCAATTAGTTTCAGATACTTCAGATACAGAAACAAACGAAACTGTCTTTTTAGCAAAAGATATTTCAGTTCCTGTAGGATCACCATTAGAAATTTTAACAGGTGGTAAAGTTGTTGTTCAAGCAACGGATATTATAAAAATAGATTGTTCTGTAGCAGGTAAGATAGACGCTTCACTTAGTATTTTAGAGATTACATAGGTTTCATATGGGTTATATTGGAGTACAACCAAAAGCAGGATTTACAAGTGGACTGCTAGATAGATTTACATCTACAACAGGAACAACTGTTACTCTCACACACGATATTGCTTCAGAAAACGACATCATTGTATTTGTTAATTTTGTTAAACAGGATAGCACAAACTATTCTGTAGGTGGAACAGGCAACAAGACTTTAACTCTTGGTGGTACTCTTGTCAGTTCAGATGTCGTTGAAGTTCACTACATTAACGCAGTAAAACTAACACAACAACCTTCAGCAAATTCAGTAGGTGTCACAGAATTAAATTTATCTGAGGGAACTAGCGGACAAGCATTGACTACAAATGGTAGTGGCACATTATCTTTTTCCTCAGTTGCATCTACAAATGGTATTACTATGGCTAACGCATGGAGATTAACAACTTCTTTTACTAATTCATCTGGACAAAATGATATTACTTCAAATTGGGAATTAGTTGATACAGATAATTATAGTAGTATTGGCTCTGACATGACTGAAAGTTCTGGTATTTTTTCTTTTCCAAGCACAGGCATTTATCTTATAACATATAGAAATCAAGGTAGAGCCGAAGGGGCTGCAAGAGCAAGATTAGGTGGAAGAATAAAAGTGACGACAGATAATTCAAGTTATGCTACTGCAAGTTTAGCCTTTACATCAGCTACAAACAATCTCTACAATTTTTGCACATTTCAACAAATTATTCTTGATGTGACTAACACAACGAATGTAAAAGTTAAATTTACAAGTGAATCTGATGGCAGTTCATTTTTTGATAGTGAAACAGGACTTACATATAATGGTGTGACTTTTATTAGATTAGGAGATACATAATGATAAGACCAGAAACATTAGAACAATATTTAGCATTATTACACACAGGACAATGGTTTGGGTGGAGTGATCCAAAAAACAAAGTTTATGAAAACTTAATTATCCACGATAGTTCAAAAACAAAACCTACAAAAAAACAATGCATTGACGGACTAGCAAAAATGCAAAGTGATTATGATGATGCTCAAACAAAAAAACAAACTGATAAAACATCTGCCATAACCAAACTTAAAGAATTAGGTTTGACTGATGATGAAATAAAAGCAATAAAGGAAGTAGTGTAATGCCATTTAACTTAATAAAAGCAAACGGATTTGATTTAACTGATACCTATAATTTTACAGCTATGCCACAAAAAGGTAGCACTGATATTATTAGTAAGGGAAGTAACTCTAATGGATATTATGTTAAATTTGCAGACGGAACACTGATATGTAATGTTGATAAATCAACATCTGCACAAAATCAAGGAGCAAGTGCAGGTAATTTTTATTATAGCACCGCAGGAACTTGGACATATCCATTAGCTTTTAATGCAGCTCCTCGTGTTATAGCTCAAGTAAGTGGAGGTCATTATAATGCTATAAGTGCAAAAGCATTTAGTATTAATGCCACTACAACCAATTATATAACACAGAGTATAAATAGCACGAGTAATGCTCAAGGACTGTCATTACTTGCAATAGGAACTTGGGCATAATTATGAGATATTACGATACAGCAATAAAAAACGAAATACACGAACAAAACCCAGAGAATGTTCCTTCAACTGCTATACCTATGAATGATGCTAGGGTGTCAGCTTTCTTTCAAGAATTACCCCCTAACCACGAATTAACTTTTGACTCAAATAACTTACCTATTATTTCTGAAATACCACCATTAACAGCAGAGCAACAATTTAAAATAAGTATTTCTAAACTTAGAAGTAAAAGAAACAACTTACTAGCAAAAACAGATTGGACAGCTAATTCAGATGTAACAATGAGTTCAGAAATGAAAGAGTATCGACAAAAACTTCGTGACGCTACTGAAGGTTTAAATACTGTAGAAAAAATACAAGCATACACATTTCCAGAAGAGGTATTGAAGTAATGTCCTATATCGGAGTACCACCTGTTACAGGAGATTTTGTAGTC